ATGAGGAATTGTTGAAGAAGGAAATTGCTCAACTTGACAAACAACACGGTAAACAAATCCAACAATTGCAGGAGAATGTCGAGAATGCACAGAAAGAGTTGGAAAACAAACAACGATTACTGAATCAAAACGTGATCGATAGAACTGTTCAGGAGACGTTGGATAACAAACCTATGTTAACGAATGTAGCAAGAATGCTTTTGATGGATCGTGCAAAACAATCATTTAATGTTGATGATGCAGGCAAAATTGTCGCAAAAGATGAGGATAATAACATTCGATATGCAAAAAATGGTGTTGACTTGTATGGAATCAGTGATTACATTGAGGATTATATACTAGATTATCAAAATGATCCGTCCTTTGTGAAACCTTCCACTGGTGGTGGAGCGAGGTCAGCAGAGGAGTTCCAGACTGGTTCTGGTGGTGCAATAAGGTTGTCAAAAGCAGAAGGTAAAAACCTGAGTCTCTACAAACGAGCAAAGGAAGAAGCCGAGCGAACTGGTAGACAACTGGTAATCGAGTAAAAGTTCTTCACATTTTCTCCTGCGGTGCAGGTAAGGGTTTTTTACCCTACTTCGTACGGTGCCGGAGGCATCAAATTGATTAACTCAATCAAAAAGGTGCCTCATGGCCAATACTTTAACTCCCTATAATCCTACATTTTATGCCGCGGAAGCGTTGATTCTGCTTCAGAATGCTCTCGGCATATCAAATCGTGTCTATCGTGGATACGAGACAGAACGAAAAGGTTATAACCTTGGTGAAACAGTCCAAGTAAGAAAGCCTTCTGATTTCTCGGTTACATCAGCACCGAGTTCCTCAACAAACGATCCTTATACAACCAGCCAGACCATTACCATCAATAAGTGGTATCAAGTCAAATTTGCGTTGACTGATAAGGAATTGACTCAAACAGGTTCCAGAGTCATTGACGAACACATCCAACCCGCGGCCTATTCTTTGGCAAATCAGGTTGATTCTGATCTCATGTCAGAATATGTGAATATTCCTTGGTATGTCGGTTGTTCAGCGACACCCACAGCCGTTGCGGATATTACGTTACCACGCAAAGTTCTTGTAGATAATGCAGGGCGACAAGTTGATATGGATGATGGGAAAGTTCATTGTGCCGTATCTCCTAATTTTGAACAGAATTTGTTGGCATCAACGCATTTTCACTCTGCAACATTGACAGGTGGAACAGCAAATCAGGATGCCTTGATGAAGGGACATTTAGGAACACGATTCGGCATCGAATTCTTTCGTTCCCACAATGTTCAGCAACATACTTCTGGAACTGCAATTGGTGGAGGTGATGTAACTGGATTAACGTTAAATGGAGCAGGTTCAAAAGGCGATAGCACTATTGCAATTGCAAATGGGTCGGGAGTGGAAACCTTTGTTGCTGGTGATTCGTTTGTAATTGCAACGAATAGCCAACGATATGTGGTTACTGCAACAAATACCGCATCTGGTGGAGCTTATACAGCCGTAGCGATTTTCCCTAACTTGGTAGCCGCTTATGATAGTGGAGCCGCGATAACCGCTGCAATTTCAACCACTGAATCTCATGCAACTGGCAGAGATGACAATACCGATGCTTTCCATGCGAATATGCTTTTCCATGAAAATGCTTTCGGACTTGTTGTTGTTCCTCTCCCAGAAATTGGAGATGGAGCTGGAGCCAATATGTCCACAGTCACTGATGATCAAACGGGTCTGAGTATCCGTAGTCGGATGGCATATGACGATGACAATGCGAAAGTCAAAGTCACTCTGGACATCCTTTATGGTGTTAAAACGCTTGAGCCTAACCTTGCAGTTAGAATTCAAGAAAACGTTTAAACACTAATCAATTAGCCTCTCCACACACATCGGCACATGGATTGTGGAGGGGTTAATCTTCATAAAGGAGAATTATGTCCAGTATCCCAGGAATTAAAGTTGTACATCCCAAAGGTGGAGCAATGGTGATAAATCAAACTGATTTTGATCCGAAAATTCACAAATTGTGGTCAGATGTCGCATCTACAAAGCCGATATCTTCACCACCAAAAGGGAATACAACTTCAAAAAAAAAGACTTGAGTGCATATAAACCTTCACTTCAATTGTAGGAGGATTAATGGCTCTCACTACCACGATAAGTGGATCAACGACGGATTCCTATGCTTCATTAGCGGAAGCTAATACTTATTTTGAAGAGCATAAGGTTAATTTCGATGCCACTTGGGATGCATTGACGGATGCAGTAAAGGAAGCTCATCTCCGTGACTCTGCATTGGCATTGGATTCCATTGAAATTTGGAGAGGTTACAAACCTGACAGTAACCAAGCCCTAGAATTTCCTAGGGAATTAGGCTGGATTTCGTTCTATCAAGCCACTCTCTACCCATCCAGTAAAATAGACAATCGCATCAAAAACGCTCAATGCGAGATCGTTATGATGCAAGTACGAAGATTGGATTCATCAGCCGATACGATTGAAACTCGGTACGAATCTAAACTTTCCGCATTGGCTAATACCGTCAATATCGAATATCAGCAACGATCCGATCAGAAAATGATGGAAGCGATTGCAGGAAATTCAGTTCATCGAGTCCGTCAATACATGATTCCTTGGCGAGCTTCTAGGAGATTGAATCGAGCATGAGCATTAATTCCAATGTTGATAGCATCATCAGTTCGTTAATGGCTGACACTTTAGTTGGTGGGCTGACATTGACGAAATCAGCAACCTATAACAAACGTGTTCCTGGAGCTTATACGCCTTTAACTAGTGCCCAAGCATTAACTGATACGACATCAACGATAAAGGTCGTGGAAAAGCAATATAGTGCATCGGAGGTGAAACATAGCAATGGCTATATACTGGAGTCTGATAAACGATTTTTGTTACGTCCTGTGTCTGGTGTCGATCCTAGGGACACTACTGATGATTTCCTTACAATTAGTGGCCGAAACTATCGAATTATGGAATTGACTCAAACATCAATGGGTTCAACGGATCTTTTGTGGGAGGCACATTGCAGATAAGGCTTATTAGAAACTACTAACCCTTATTAGATTTAACTAATGGACCCTTATTAGAATCTACTAACCCTATGGCATCTCAATTCAAAGTCAGAATGCGTGTTACTGGCGATCCATACAATAGAAAGGATATTGACCGATTCTTTCGTCAAATCTGCATGAGTATTTACAGAGATGTAATTATTGGTACACCAGTTGACACAGGTAGAGCAAGAAACAATTGGGATTTATCAATGAATACTGCTTCATCCAGTTATGACCCGAATGCAGGGGAAGGGAAAAGTGCTTCAAGAGGAATGTCAGGTCGATCTGGAATCAAATTTACTTCTGCAAATGCAAAATTGAAAGTGAACGAAGCACGTTTGACCACAGTTCATATCACCAACAATACACCTTATATAGAGGCATTGGAGCAAGGTCACAGTCCTCAAAATAAATTTTTTGCTGATCTTGCAATGAGAAGGGCTCAAGCACTAGCAGGATTGATGAAATAATGCCAACACCAGCACAATCATTATTGGATCATTTGTCAGATAACTGGTCATACACGGCAATCAGTTATCAGAATTTCAATGCTGTATTCGATCCACAAGTAACAAGGACAGGATACACGAACAACGACATCTACATTGTTCCACGAATTGAACTGGTGACAGCAGAATGGCAAAACGAGATTCCACAAGAACAAGATACTGTTGTTGAATTCTACAATTTTGAGGTGCTTATTGTGGCGTTTTCTGGAGCAGGAATGCAGGACGTGGAGTCAAGAATTGCAAACCTCAAAACTTTGTATGATCGGACAACAGTTACAAACGAAAGCAATACATTGAGATTCCGTGAGTTTCATTCATTGCAGGGTGAACAAATAGGATTCAGTAATATGAATCCTGATTCTGTTTTATTTTCAACCCCAACATTGACCACGTTCCAAGTGGCGAGAGTGGATTCATGATTGTGAAACTTAAAAGAGATAAATACATGATTTCTTCTGATGGTTCCGATTCAGTCGGTAGAGCTGGAGATGAAGTGGATGTCGATAAAAGAACGGCAGGAGTATGGATTCGTAGAGGTCATGCGGAAGCTGTTGATGAAAAAAAATCATCGAATAAAGATAAATAATCGATGGCAAATCATCTCCGTCGGCAGATCAGGGATTATGTTGCAGGGTCAATAGTGGATTCATTGACCACCACAGGAGCAAGAGTCCAACAAACTCCTATATATCCTTTAGCAACAGAATCCTTGCCAGGGTTGGCAATATTTATTGAGACGGAAGATGTAGAGGTGGTAACGCAACACGCAACGAACCGTGAATTAAACAGATCGATGATTCTTGTTATTGAAGGAGTTGTTTTAATGGCTTCAACCATTCTTAATTCATTGGATTTAATATCGAAAGAAGTTGAGGAAGCAATGGCAGGAAATAGGACAATCAATTCTCTTGCAAGAGATTCAGTTTTGCAGAGTACCGATTTTCGTTTTGAGCCTGAGGCTCATATCCCAGTGGGAATAGTGCGTTTAAACTATTCGGTTGAATACGCAAATTTAGAAACAGCCTCCGATGCGGTGGCATAATCAAAAGGATTTATCATGGCAGCTATAAAAGGCGATGGTGGAGTAATAAAATTCGGAACAAGTGGAAGTGAAGCGACCGTCGGCTTGATAGCTGGGTGGTCATTGGATATTTCTTCCGATACTATTGATGTAACTACAATGGGATCGAATAATTATCGTGATTTTGTTGCTGGTAAATATTCGTGGTCGGGATCATGTGAAATGCATTGGGATGCCGCGGATGATGCCGCTCAAGAAGCATTTGAAACATCATTATTGGCATTAGATAACACCAAAAAATTATTGTTGTATCCAGGTGGAACAACAGGTGTTGATCGCTGGGAAGGTTTTATCATTGTTACAGGGGTATCAGTATCTGGTTCAATTGGAGATTCAGTAAAATTAAATGCGAGTTTTCAAGGAACTGGTGTCTTAGATCATGTAAACGCTTAACTCTAAAGGCCGGATGAGTGAAAGAGCAATAGACAAAGCAAGTAAACATTTTTCCAATGAAATACTTGGAAATTTAAAGAATATCGAAGTTCCAGAATGGGGTGATGATAAAGGTCCGATGATTATTTATTATTATCCTAAAATGAACTTTGCTCAACAACGTAAAGTTGGGGAATTTTTTTCAAAAGGAGATCAAGCAGGAGGTTTAATCCAAACTCTAATTTACAGATCATTGGATGCCAACAAAAAACCTTTGTTTGCTCAAGCTGAATTCAAACAATTTGAAAGGGACGTAGATCCCGACATTGTTTTAAATATTTGCAACCGAATGGTTGTTGATGATGTTGACATTACGTCTGAAGAAGCCGAAAAAAACTGACATCGGACCCTGATCTTCTGTTCTGCTTCCAACTGGCAGAAACGCTAGGAAAGTCGGTGTCCGAAATTGTCGAATTAAATATGGCTGAATTGCAAGGTTGGGCGGGATATTTCAGTTGGAAAAAAACACAACAGGAAGAGCAGGAACGTAAATGGCGACACAAAAGAAAATAGTTCTTACTGCTGAAGATCGGACGAAACCAGCATTTCGATCTGCGAAACGCAGTATGAATAGTCTGGAAGGTGCCGCATCTGGACTTCAAAAAACCTTCGCTCTTCTTGCTGGTGCCACAGGTTTAGCATTGGTGGCTCGTTCTTTCATCAATGCCGCGGATCGTGCTACTCAATTAGAAAACAAACTTAAACTTGTCACTGGTACATCAAAAGACCTCACCAGAGTGTATGGTACCCTTTTTGAACTATCAAAATCTACTAGAGTCAGTTTTGAAGCTACATCCGAGTTATATGCTCGTCTTGCCAGATCCAGCGATCATTTAGGCCTTTCAGAAAAAGACCTCCTTCAAATAACAGAATCGTTAAATCAAGCATTTGCTGTGTCTGGTGCTGGAATCATGGAAACATCTTCAGCAGTTCGTCAATTAGGGCAAGGTTTAGCATCAGGTCGATTAGCTGGTGATGAATTGCGTGCCATTATGGAAAACGCACCAAGAGTTGCAAAGATGATTGCAACAGGCATGGGTACGACTATCGGACAATTAAGACAAATGGGTTCTGAAGGGAAATTGAATGCAGAATCAGTTACAAAAGCCATTCTTAAACAAAGTGAGGTTATTCAAAAAGAATTTGACAAAACTCAAGGGACAGTAGGACAAGCAACCACGAAAATGGGCGATTCATGGATGAATTTTGTGAACGTAGTTGATGAATCCACAGGTACCACAGGAGTTATTACAGTTGGGTTGGAAAGGATGTCGAGAGGTTTAGATAAGATTTCCAGAAGAATTTCTGGTGAAGATCCATTTGGATTGTATGGAATGTCGTTAAAACAATTACGAGAGGAATTAACAAAGACAGGACAAGAATTTGAAAATTGGCACAATTTACCTACAGGAATGAAATCATTACCACAAGTTGAAGGTGGTGATTTAATTCTTTTTGAAAAAATGTCTCAAATTAAAGCGAAAATTGCTGAAAAAACAAAGCAAATAGTCGTATATGAAATGGAGGTTTCGGAGGAAGCAAAAAAACAAGTCAATTATTTAGACGAAATTTCTGGATACGTAGATAAAACGCATCAAGATTTAGATTCAATGTCGAATGTAGTGTATGACACTAATCTTTTATTTGGGACTCAAAGAGATATTATCGAAGCTGGTACTAAAGCATTAGGTGATCGTTTAGATATAATAGAAAAATTAGCAACCAAAATGTTGGCTATTGATGCACGAATTGAAGGTGCGGGCGAAACGGCTGAACAAAGGAAACTTAAAAGAATCAAAAAAAATGCACAAATTGAACTCAATCTTAACCGAGAGTTTTATGATCAAGGAGGTCAATCATTTGAAGAATATGAAGCACGAAAAGGCGCCATTGTAAAAGACACACAAGAAAAAATTGATGAAACGAAAGAGGAAGGTGCAGAAACAGAAAAGCAATTGAACGTGGCACGTTTGACTTCCGCAATTGGAACGACAACATCTATGGCCGCCGCACTGAAAGACGAAAGTAGACAATTGTTTGATTTTTGGAAAGCAATGGCAATCGCAGAAGCAACAATCAACACCTACAATGCCGCGACTTCGGCTATGAAAATTCCGTATGTTGGCGTAGCATTAGCATCGGCAATGGTCGCATTAGGAATGATGTATGTTCAAAAAATTGCGGCCATGGAACCACCCCCTAAACAATATGGTGGTGGAGTAACAGGAGGTAAACAATATCTCGTGGGAGAGAAAGGTCCTGAGTTGTTCACCCCTTCTAATGCAGGACAAATTACTCCCAACAATCAAGTAGGTGGTTCAACAAATGTGAATTTCAAAATCACCGCAATTAATGCTAGAGGCATAGATCAATTGTTGACGTCCAGAAGAGATATGATCATCGGCATGATAAACGAAGCACAATCTAGAAAATTAAGAAGAGGATTGTAATGAGTGGAGCATTACCTACAACACCAGCATTTACTGATCTCAGCATTTCCTCTATTGTTCCAACAATTATAAGTCGTTCAATAGCAGGAAAACGACAGGTTCGTCAAATAGGTGGACAATATTTTAAATTGTATGCTTCTTTTCCACTCATGACTAGAAGTGAATTTGCTCCTATATATGCGTTCATTATGAAACAACGAGGATCGTATGAATCCTTCACTGTTGTGCCTCCTGTTGTTGGTTCTACAACAGGGACATCATTAGGCACACCATTAGTAAATGGAGCATCACAAACAGGTCGAACAGTCGTTACTGATGGATGGACTGGAGATCAAACAGCAGGAAATTTACTGAAAGCAGGAGACTACATCAAATTTGCGAATCATACGAAGATTTACAACATTGTTGCAGATAATGCATCAGATGCAGGAGGGAATTCATCATTAACAATTGAACCAGCATTAATAACAAGTCCTGCAGAAAACGATGTAATTACAACTTCATCAGTACCGTTTACTGTTTATTTAATGGGTGGTGGTTTAATCGAATATTCTACAGGATTTGATAATTTGTTTTCATTTGCACTTGATTTATGTGAGGCACTTTTAGTAGAGGATTGTCAGCAACCGTCAAAACTACTTTAGCTTCGTCCAATTATTATTTAGCTAATCTTATAAAATTGGAATTCAATACGACTTATTATTTAACAAATGCCAGTACAACGATTACCTACAGCAGTAACGATTATGTTTCAACTGGTTTATTCATAAACATAGGTGATTTACAGGATGATTCTGCAATCACAAATTCGGCATTGGATGTAACTTTGACAGCGGTATCAACAGGAATCATGTCGGATTTGCTAACAAATGGTTATGTTGATCGTCCAGTAACAATTTATCTATCGTTAATGAGTTCTGATATGGCAATTATTGATGCTCCTTTTGAAATATTTCAAGGCAATGTTAATAGCATGACTATTACAGAAAAACTGGGTTCCAGTATTTTGAAATTAAAAGTAACCAATCATTGGGCTAAATTGGATCAAATCAGTGGAAGATATTTGACAGATGCATCTCAACAACGATTTTTTAAGGATGATTTGTGTTTTGATAGAGTTTCTCAGACAGGAAAACGATTAGAATGGGGTATTGAAAAGGATTGATGTTAAAACGATTATCTTTTGAAGAAATTTTAGAAAATTGGGATTCATACAAACAACATCTTAAAAATGCAGGAGCATCATCGCATTCATGGGCCAAAAGTAATAAATATTTCCATAAATATTTTGAAGTGGTGATGGGTCGTGTTTTAGGAGCAATGCAAAGTGATGGAATGCATTTGTGGATAAGTTATGACAATGAAAATTCTGTGAATTATTTATGCATAACCAGATTAATAAAGGATGGCTTTACAGGTCAAAACAATCTCAATATTTTTTGCATCACACGAATAGATCAAGTGGAGGAAGAAGTGGCAGAAAAAATGTGGATTGAGGCATTTGGAACCATTGCAAATTTTGCATTGCAAAATAATTGTTCAGGTATTTTTGGAACAACATTGTTGGATCATTTAGTGGAAAAAGCCAAACAATCGGATTTGTTTGGTGAAGCATTATTTACAAACGGAATTTATTGGCCTTTGGATAACTAATGAAAATTTATTCCAAAATAGAATGGATATGGGTTGATGATCAACTCATAGAAATAAATTCGGAATCATTTTCCTATGATGGTCCATTGTGCTTAGCAGAGGAAGTTGTAGAAGTAATTGAGGAAGCAATTTTAGATCCAATTGAAGATGTCATACAAGATATTGTTGATCCTGTAATTGATCAAATTGAAGATCCTTATATTCCTAATCCTTGGGATCCTGATCAAGACACAGGTGGAACTATAACAACAGGGACTATTTTTGATGATCCCATATTTGGAGGTGATGGTGGATATGATTATGAAGTAGATGCAAATTCAATAGCACCTGGACTTAAAACATCACCGTTTGAACCTAGAACTTCTGGATTACCTGTTATTTATGGTACCAGAAGAACTAAAGGACAAGTAATTTTAAGAGAAACATCAACTGATAATAAACAATTATTTTTATATTATGCATTATGTGAAGGTGAACGAATTAATGCCACATCACCAAATCCAGGGTCTGAACCAGCATCTATATTAACTACGACCAGTTATTATGAATTTGCATACACAAAAGGCTCCGATAATGGTCGTGGTACAACATCTGTTGCTCAAGATTGCACAACTGCTGAAAATACATGGATTAATACTGCACCAACATGGACTGCAAGTCATTTGTGTAAAGGTGTCGCAATGGCATTCTATAAATTCACATATGATCAAACAGAAATGAATCGTCTTCCTAAATTGTATTTTGATATGAGTGGAAGATCAATTACAGGAAATGATGATAATCCAATTAATCAATTGAAGGATTATTTAACAAATACACGATTTGGTGCAGGATTAAATTCAAGCGTGTTAGATACAACGACTTTTAACTCTGCAAGAGATTACTGTGATGCCGCGGATTCAAATGGAGATAAAAGATTTACATCCAATATAATACTGGATACAAGGAAAACTATTCTTTCAAATGTTAAAAAAATATTAAGCCCTTGTTTTGGACAAATACATTATCGCAATGGGAAATATTATGCTCACATAGATCAATCGTTCAGTGGAACACCAGTAATAACTTTAACTACGGATAATATAATTGGAGGCATTCGATTAAGCAATGCTGGTAAAAGGGCAAAATATAACAAAGTTATTGTTGTATATACAGATCCTAATGATGAATGGAAATCATCAGAAGTTTCATATCCCGATATCAATGTAACTGCTGAAAATACTATTCATAGTGCATATTTAACAGCAGATAATAACAAGCCGTTAGAAAAAAGACTTAGTATGCCTGCCGTGACTAATTTTCAGCAAGCACGGTACATGGCAAAAATTATAGTTAAACAATCACGAGCTAATATGACGGTTAATGTGATTGCAACAACAGAAGCCGCCGATGTAATTCCAGGAGATATTGTCGATATTACCTATTCCACATTTGGATGGACAACAAAACAATTTAGAGTCCGGACGGTAAAAATTGCTGGTGGAGGAATCGCAATGACATTAACAGAACATACAAATTCTGTTTATGATCGAGATACAACTATAACCACACCGTCAGCCTCAGCAAGAACAACAACAAGAGATTCATCATCAATTACACAAGTCACAGGCTTAACAGCAACAGAATCAACTTATACAACAAGAGATGGAGCAGGAGTTAAAAACAAAGTTGCATTATCATGGGATGACATTTCTGACAATTTCCTGAGTGCATATGAAATAAGTTATAAATTAGGTTCAGCAAGTGTTTATCAAGTCGTAGGTGAAACACAGGAAACATCGATTGATGTTTTTGAAGTTGGTGTTGGTACATTTGATTTCCGTGTTGTGGCGCGAAATGTAGAAGGGACGAAAGCAACGGCAACTGTTGCTTCCTTAGTCTGTACTGGTTTACCAACACCTCCTGAAGTTATGACGAATTTAATCATTAATTCGATTGGACCTACGGTAGCTTTAGCAAGATGGACTATTTCTGAATCAATTGATGTACAACAAGGAGGATTTTACAGAATTGCTCATTCTGTTGATTCGACGGTAACAAATTGGGATAACGGAGTTGTTATATCCCAACGTATTGCAGGAAATCAAACTACTGCGATTGTTCCTTTATTAGCAGGAACTTATTTGTTGCGTGCAACTGATTCATCAAATCAAAAATCGATGCCTGCAACATTTGCTCATGATGGAGCGTCAGTACAAGCATTATCCACTTTATCAACAATAACTGAAGAACCTACGTTTGCAGGAACTAAAGTCGAAATGGTTGCAACCGATGATATTTTGAAATTAACTTCAGCCACAGATTTCGACAACATTTCAGATATTGATGCACTTGATGATTGGGATGCATTAACAGGTATTTATTCAAGAACTGACGGAGAATGGTCAGGTGCGACACCATATTATGAATTTGCAAACAAAATTGATTTAACAACGGTCAAAAATGTCAGATTAGCAAGCTATGCAAAATTTTATGTGACAAATTGGACAGATAAAATCGATTCACGTTCAGGTCTTATAGATACATGGACAGATTTCGACAATGTGAATGAAGGTGTCACAGATTTAAATTTGGAATTTGCACAAACTGATGATGATCCTGCATCTGGAGGAGCAACATGGAGTGAATGGTATGATTTTTATGTGACTGAAACGAAAGCACGAGGTTTCAAATTTCGTGTTTTTCCAATATCAGATGCATCAAGTCATCAAATCACGATAGAGAATTTAAGAGTTTACGCACAACAAATATCTTCATAAAAGGTAAATATGGCACAACATGATTTTTCTATTGCAAATGCTGGTGGAGCAACAGTCAGAGCTGATGTGAACAATGTTTTGGCAGCCATCCAATCCTGTAATAGTGGTACTTCAGCACCATCAGCAACAACTGCAGGAATGTTCTGGCTAGATACAACAGGTGGGGCACCTTACACCTTAAAAGTGAGGGATGCAGGGAACAATCATTGGTTGACAGTTGCATCGATCACTGACCCTGGATCAGATGGTAATGTCACATTAGCAAATCAAGAAGGAACGTGGGTTTTATCCACAGGCGAGTCTGGAACGGCAGGTGGAAAGTTCCTTGGAGTAGATGGGGATGGCACAAGCTCGTGGAGGGACACTTTTGAAGGAACTTTAGGGAGTAGTGCGACTTACCCTGCTGGCGTTATGATCAAGACAACAGTTTATGATGTAGGAAAAGGAGCAATGGGGGCTCAGTCCGCCTTCCCTGCTGATAATACGATTCCTCAAAGGTCTGAGGGTGGTGAATTTTTCTCTCAAGCATATACTCCTTCAACTGCAAAT